CAATTCGGCTGCACTAATGCCAACGCCTAGTTTTCCAAGAGCTGTATTCTGACCTTCCGCGCTTTTTGCAAGCGCATTTGAAACGGCCTCCAAAGATTTGCCAGAGCCTGCCGAAATATCCAAAGCCAAAGCCTGTAATTGTTGTGCCTTTGTAATATCTTTTGTGCTTCTCAATAGACGATCTAGCGATGGCCTAAGCTCATCATCGGTTTTGCCGGTTAATAAAGATGTTTTCAATATCTGATCTTCAACGGCTTTAATTTGAGTATTTGTCGCACCGGTGACATTTTCCAAAGTCGTTGCCAATTTTGTTTGTGCAGCTTCATCGGCAATGGCTGATTGCACTCCATCAATGAGCAATTTGCCTGCATAAGCAGCAGCAGCTACACCGGCAGCTGCAAAAGCCAATCCTGCTTTTTTGCTAAAATCACCTAGTTTTGAGCCAAAACCTTCAACCTCCGATGAACCTGTGTTGAGGCTTTTCTTCAGCTGATCTACATCAGCCAAAATGGAGAGCTTGAGCGTTCTACTTTGTCCGGCCATCACCACTCCTTCAAAATCTTAGTAAATGCATTTTCCCATTGCGCAATGATATGTGGCTGTTCGGCGCGCAAGGTTGGATATATAAAATATCCTGCTGATCCACCGCGAGGCCCACGACCTGACCAGATTGGAAATTGCTTGAATTTAGTTGATCCAAATTCATAACCGCCCCAAAGCTGCTGCGTTGTACCTCCACCGCTAAATTTTTGAGACACAAAGCCAAATGACAATTCACCAATCTTTGATGATTTGCTCACCCGTGAGCCTTGGGCAATGCGTGATGCCGCTTTATTTGGCCGACCACCAGCTGATGAAATGATTTTAGATTGCACATAAGTAGCCAATCCATTTGACACGCCTTTGGCTTGTTCTACAGCTGCTTCATCCATAGCTTTAAAAGCTCTGGTGATTCCGCGCAAATCACTCTTATCGTATGTGATTGCCTCAGTTGCCATTTCGAATCCTCAGTATCTCAAAAGCGGTTAAAACATCCTCTGCGGTTTGAAACTCTGATCGTGACAATCCGGTTGTGATAGCCAATTCCCAAAGAATCCGGTTTATTGATCCGGATTCGTAACTTTTGGGTTTTCGGTTTCTCCCATGCTGATGTCAGTTACAGTTTCGCACCAAGCTTCAAACGGCTTGACAGGCTTTCCGGCTGCCTCGCGCTTGCTTGCGTGATACGCCAAAAACATCAAATCTGCAATTCCCAATTTCTCAGATACTTGCTGAATCGTGTTTCCGGTTTTCTGTTCCCACTTCATCCACTCCGGTGGGAGCGCGGTATAGGTTGCGCTCTCCCCGGTGGTGAATTCGATTGTGATTGGTAGTTTCATGCTCCCGTGTCCTTTTCTATTAAGTGATTGTGAGAATTGGTGTTGTTACGCATGTGAATGCAAGCGAAACAGTTTGTGCATCTGGTGCTGTACCTCCGGCTGATGGCAGAATTGGCTGCACATCAAAAGCAAACGATGCTCCAGAATCTGCGCCAAATATGACCGAAAGACCAGTATTTGGTGCATTTGTTGCAGCTGTCCAAAGTGATTCACAAAGCGAACTTGCTGCGCCCCAATCTGCAAGCATTTCAACAGCAAACGATCCTTGCGTATCAGTCGTGAAATAGGATTTTCCATCTAATGTCTGAAATGTATTGATTGTTGAATCAACAGTTAATGTTGCTGATGTAGCTTGAGCATCATAATTAGCACCAGCGATGGTGAAAGTTATGTCTCTGCCCGTGATGATTGTTGTTGGCATGATTTCTCCTTAGTTGGTGTAATAAGTGCTGACTTGTAAATCGGCTGTGAGGTATTTGCCCGCACCGACTTCCAATGGTTGTGGTTGATTAACATTGCCGACAACATAGCCGTTCGGCATTGTGCTGATGATGCTAATCATCAATTGTTCGAGATTGTCCAAAGCTGCAGCATTGTTGGAATATCCAACAACACCGGTGACAGTAAGATTGACTCTAACTTTAGTTGTTGATCCATTTATCAAAACGCTTTCCAAATATGGTGCATCCGGAATCAAACAAATGCTTGGGCTAGTCATTGTCTCTGGAATGCCGTTATAGACATTGGCAGCAATAGTTGAAAGAGCTGTTTTTAATGGTGTGCGAATTGCGGATTCAATACTCATTGGCACATCGTTTCAACATCTATAAACGGGCCTAATAGCCCGATTACACGATTTTGGAGTGACCGGCCTAAAATGAATGGTTGCGGTTGGAATGTGTCTGACATAATTTGATTGCCGGGAGCTGTGATGCTTTGGAAAATCTCAACCGATACAACCAAAATTGCGTTTTCAATTGGTGGTGTTGATGCATAAAGCTGTGCAGCTGATGATCCGCTTAAAGAAGCCAATGCGCTTGGAATAAATGGCAATGGATAAGTGCGGTCAGCTGCAGCTGTGGCAGCTGTGAATGTGTATGGCTCAATCCGATCATCGGTGACTGTATAAGTGCCATTGTATGTTCCGGCCCCGGTAACAATGACAGATTGCCCCGGCACAAAGTAATTTGGCCGGATTGTTGTGAAATAAATGACGGAATCACTCACATTGGCAAATGTCACCGATGATTGGTATTGCGTAAGTAACGGCAAAATTGTTTGTTCAGCGGAATCTATAAAAGAATCCAATTGCGCATCACTATACAAGGAAACCGAGACACCAAGAATTGACCTCAGCTGTGAGGCTGTGACTATTGCTGGCATCTCGGTTCCTTTCGTATCAGTAGCGTTCGGGAGCGACCGCTACCGATGATTGATTGTTATTTATGGGAGGTTATTAAATTGCGCACCATTTGGCACCTTTGGAGCAAGTGCGCCATAGCCGTAATACAGGATGTCAATTGTTCCATCGCTGTTGATGTTGGTGCGTAGCGTAAAGCGTGGAGATTCGTACCATGTGTAGCTGTCTGGATTTACAACTACCATTGAAGAATCGCCATCGGCTGTTGTTGTACCAGCGTTACCAAATGAGCGTGAAACATACAAGTTAAGGCCCGGTGAAACTACACCGCGCAATGAATCACCGCGTACATTTCCAGCTGCGTTTGAAGGCTGTGCTGCATTGTAAAGAGGTGCGCCATTGTCGTTGTATCCCATGATATTTCCCCATTGTGTTGGTGAAACGATCAATGAGCGAGCGAATCCAAGTGATGCTCCATAAACAGCTGCTGCTGCCTTAGATGTATATCCAAGGAATCCGGTTGCTGAATTTGCTGTTTGAGCTGTTGTGGTAGTAACTGCAGCCTGCATTGCTGCAAGTGCAAATTCATCTGTTTCTTTTGCATATGCAAATTCAAGATTTTGAAGGAGCGCTGTTAGATATTCTGGACGGCTGCGGTCAATGAGTTCCACAGTTGAAATTGCGCGACCTTTGAATGGCTTGACTGATACTGAAAGAAATGTTGCTGATAGTGATGATTCTGTAATTGCTTGGTTTTCATCAATTTGATCAACGCTTGGCACAGCGGTTACACGAGGCAACTCAAATGTCATGCCTTCTGCAACTAAAGTTTCGCGGCTGATGCCATCGATGCAACCGCGATCAGCGTTTGCAAGTGCATTGATAACCTGTGTGCTTTGTGGTGTTGGAATCATGCCGGGTGCTGTTGATGTTGTGTTATCAGCTGCCTTTACATATTGGCGTGAATCCTCATCATGCAAAATGCTTGCGCGTAGATAGTGTTCAAGGTATGAAACCTTATTCACAATTGGTGATCTTGGAGCTGTGTAATAGGCAGGTCGTGATGCCTGGACAGCTTCTGCTGGAGCCTCTACCGGTTCAACGGCAGGAGCGGTGTTTTCGGTAGTGTTATCCACTTTGTCTCCTTCATTTGGGTTTGTGTTATCTGATACTTCTTGAGTTTCAGAATCTTCTGATGCTGCTACCTCTGAAACGCGTGCAGATCGCACGGCTGGTTCGGTAACAAGCGCAACAGCTGTGAGCTGTCCATTTAACACTTTCATAGTGCCATCTTTTTGCATTTCATAATTATCAACGGCTAATTCAATGCTAAAACCATCGCGCAATCCATCCATTGCTTCAACGAGTGCATCGGTGCCAGCTGTAGTGTTGGCAATTTTAAATGTTGCAACCATTTCTTTATCATTTACACTCATTGCAATGCTCTTGCCAATTCTGCGTGTGTTGTCATGTTCAAGATTGAGAAAAACATCATTGACAGCAATTGATCCACGGGCAAAAACAACCTTGCCGGTTGATGCGTTTGCGTGTTCGTTAAATGCAACAATTCGCCCGGTGATTGTCCGTGCATCTGAATCTGCAGCTGTAATCTGCATTGGTGTTGTTAGCTTCATGAGATCATGTCCTCCATTTGTCTAATTTCATCGGTAGTGATTGCTCCGATGTCGAACAAAATCTTGTAAATCTCTGCACGCTCTTTTTCTGATCCGCGTAGGTATGCCTTCAAATCAAATTCCACGCGCTGTGTTGATGGCGTAAAATCTGGCATTGAAAGTCTTGAGGATAGGCTGTTCATCAACGGCAACAGCGAGAAATCCAGCAAAGTTTGACGCGCCGTGCTGGCGTTTGCATAGGTCATGGATGATCCAGTCGGCGCATCAATAAAGTAAGCCGGAATGCCAACGGCACGGGCTAATTCTGTTGCAATAATTTCACGAGCTGCATTAAGGCCAATTTGCTCTGGTGAGAATCCAACTGTTTCCATCGAAATGTCCGCATTTAAAAAAGCCGTTCCGCGGTTTCTTCTCGCTGACCCCCAAGCATCCAAAAGTTTTGCAATGCGATCAGCTGGCAATGCCGTGCCATTTGATTTTAAAACCATTGATGGCACAGGTTCGCGTGCATACATTGCAGCAGCTCTTTCAAGCTCTGCACCTGCTCGAATTGTGCGACCAGCTCGATTCAATAAACCTTCATCATTGCCATAAAACACAACAAGCGAGCCAACACCAGAATCTGGCACTTGCTTTCCATCAACTGTGTAATAAAGAATTGATGTGCCGTTGGAATCTAAAAATGTGCCAACGCGATTTGGTGCAACTCTCCACATTTCGCGCACTCTGCCGGTATCGGCAAAAAGTGACATGACCTGAAAATAACTCCAACCCGTGAAAAGTAAATCTTCGCACGCCCACACCCATGATGCTGCTCCGGGTACGCGTTTATCTGGATCAGATATAACAACAGGTTGATCAATTACTTGGCCAGTTGTTTTGTCGCGAGTGATCATGGGGATGGTGGCGATTGAATTGCAGATCATGTTTCTAGCGCGAGCGATTGCGGGCACCGACATAGCTTCTTCACGGCTTGCAAGATAGTCAGCTCCACCAAATGGATAAAATGCATCGAGTGTTGGAGCTGGCCCAATTTGTGCAGCTACATCAGCACCGCGCGATGGCGCGACAGCTTGCAAATTGCTTTTGCGGTCGAATAATCCCATGGGTCGATTTTCCCAAAATGTCAAGCATCAACCCACTAAAACATCAATTTCCGTTTCTGGGCGTGTCGCAAAGTGTGTGCAGAGAGCTGCTGCTACGGCAGCGCAAACGGCCGTTTGACTTGCACGCCTTCCAATAACCCATCCACCATCGCCTCTGCGTAATTGCACAGCTGAAAGCATTTGCTCCGTGAGTGAGCTTTGATTTCTATGCTTCAAACGCCCGGAATTGATTGCACCCAAAAGCTCATCGCAAGCTTGAGGATAATCGGCATCCATGTCATGGATTGGAATACCGGCCGGCTGCATACGCGATGCAACGGCTCCTGATGTGCGCCTTGAATAAAGCAAATACTCAATGGGATATTTTCGGCAATAACTAGCTGCATCATTTGCAATTGCCCGATCATCTAGCTGAATGGTATTTTCCCATGTATGCAACAGCTTGATGATAAAGCTCTCCGATCCAAGCTTTTGAGCAGCGACCAATGCACAATGTTTTCTGTCCGGTGAAATATCAATGGCCATCCATGTGAGCTTGTCCTCATCAAGATCAATGGTTTCATCTCCACACTCTTGCCATTCTTTGGCTCCAATAACGCTGGAGATTGTTTGCACCCAACGATTCAAAACCTCGGTTTGTACGACATCGGGAGGATCATTGAAAACGGAGCGAATATTGTCTGGGTGAATTGTTATGTTAAGGCCGGGATTGGCGAATGCCGCGTTTTCCAAGCTAATTTCATCAGTAGGTGCCGACCATTCAAAATAGCCCACATCATCAGCTGCACCACTAGCTGCAGCCAATCCGCGCTCTCGCAATTGATTAAGCACAATCGAGTGCGAATCACCGGCTGTGGAAAAGCAGCTGATTTGCGGATTTTTAGCAGCCATCAATGTGTATCGCAAGCTGGCAAAAGTTTCCATATCGTGCAGCTCTCGGATTTCATCCATATGGACACTCTCGGGTTTTGATAAACCTCTAGCTGCTGATCCACCAGCTTTGATAACAAATCGCGATCCTTCGGTTGTTTCGATTTCTTCGGCTCCATGTTGCCACCTGATGCGCTTAACCCGTTTAGCCAAATCATCGTGGCTCTCTACAATCTGCACCAGCGATCTAAATTGCTCAAGCGATGTGACCAATCGGTGAGCTGTTGAGACTTGCAAGGATTCTTGCCAATGGAAAAGCCCCATC